AAGAAAAAGAAATAGATTTTTTTTCTAAAAAAGTAATAGGAAATACTGCTTGTGCTTATGTATTCTTTGATGAGAATTACAAAGGAAAAATTACAAATATAAGAGTAATAGATAAAGATGGGGATATAGTAGCACAAGACAAGAAAGTCTATGAAAGAACTACTGATAAGGCATTGTATATAGCATTTAAGCATGAATTTACGGAGGTGTAAAAAAATGAGTATATATGCAAAGAATGAATGGATAGACCATATAGAAGATGTTGATACAGGAGAAGTATTACAAGTTGGTACTTTGTATTGTGCTAGACTTATGAATCATATGGAAGATGGCATAGAATCAGCACATAGTGAAATGATTGCAATGGAGACAGCTGTAAAAAATATGCAAACAAAAGTAAAAGTATTAGAAGATAATCTTATAAATAATATGCCACATAACAATTTCTTAGAAGATTTAACTACTCTAGATGATATTAATATTGTTGATGGGATTTATAGTCCAATTTTAGGTAAGGTTTATTATTAGAAAGGAAGTGATTGGATGGCAGTAGGTGATATAGTAACTATAGGAGCATTACAAGTGGTTGATAGTTCCGGAAATACTAAAAAATTACAACAAGTTCCAAGTCGATATGCTCCCGATTTTTATGATTATAAATCATACACATTTGTTGATAATACAGAAAGTAAATATGATTTTAAATGGATAGAAAGCAAAATTGATGGTAAAAAAGTATATATATCTCAAACTTTTATATTTCAAGATGTATCTTATAATGCATTATTTAAAAAAGTTAATATGAATAAAACTTTAAAATTAAATGGTTCAGCATATATTTTAAGACTATTATCAAAGGATGAATTCCAAAATAAACTAAGCAGTACTGTATTAGACCAATTGGATTTTTCAATAACGTCTTCTAATCCTCTATATACATTAA